GAAATCAAGCGCGACATGGAGAAAATCCTTTGCTCCAACCAAGCAGCAAATGCTGGTTCGGCATCGGCAGCGCGTTACACCGCTGGTCTTCCCGCTTGGTTGATCACCAACAGCATTGCCAACAGCGCAGTGAAACCAACTTTGTCGTCTTCTCCAAACGGCTATCCAAACGCTGCATGGACATCTCTGTCCACTGTAACTGATGTGGCATTCACTGAAACGATGCTAAAGACTGCCATTCAGAACGTCTGGACTGAAGGCGGTGATCCTACTGTGCTGATGACTGGTCCTTACAACAAGACCGTTACGTCAGGATTTGCAGGTCTTGCTGCACAGCGCATGTACAATGACAGCGCAGCTCCTCTGAAAATCGTTGCAACAGCTGACGTTTATCTCAGCGATTTTGGCGAAGTGTCGATTGTTCCTAATCGCTTCTTCGATGAGCGTTTTGCCATTGTTATGGACCCAGAATATTTCTCGGTCTCATACCTGCGTCCGTTCCAGACCATCGACATCGGGACGGTTGGTGATAGCACCAAAAAGGAACTGCTGGTTGAATACGGTCTGCGCGTGAAAAACGAAAAGGCTGCAGCTGCAGTCGCAAACCTGATCACCTCGGCATAATCGACTGGGGGGAAGTGGAAACGCTTCCCCCCATTTCCAAAAGGGATAAGAGATGGCTGAAGAGTTTGTAGCAGGCACGTTTAACCTTGGTCATGATGCCTACACTGGCACGACCACTAAAATGCACATGGAACATGATGGGACCATGCGCATCGTTGATGAATTCAATCTTGATGCTGTTGCTGAAATGAACAAAGCGCAGCGCAATGATGTCTCTAAAACCACAAAATCAGGTGACATGGTTCACGTCGCTAGGCTTCCAATGCAGGTCTATCTTGATCTGCAACAGCGTGGTATTATCCGCGACAAATCGGCAATGAAACGCTGGCTATCCAGCGATGAAGCATTGCCATATCGCACACACTGGATGGCAAGCTGATGGGTCAAATCACTGACTACGATTCACTCCAAACAGAAATTGCTGCCTATCTGAACCGTTCAGATTTAGAGGCAACCATTCCGCTGTTCATCCAGTTTGTTGAAGCCGATCTCAACACGCGTCTCCGCGCACGCCAGATGATCATTCGCGCTCAGGCAACGAGTCAAAATGAATACGTTCAGCTTCCAGCAGACTGGCTGGAGGCAATTAACATCCACATCATCGATGGTGTCCAACCGTTGCGATATGTGTCGCTGGATAAAGCTGACCAGATCATTAAAGATCACTATTATTCTCAGCCAACTTTCTATTCGCTGATGAATGGAGCCATAGAAATGGTTCCACCACCCGGCAGCGACATTGATATTGAGATGATCTATTACGGCAAGATCGCAGCACTGAGCGATACCAACACATCAAACTGGCTGCTGGTTAAAGCACCTGATGTGTATCTTTATGGCGCACTGGTGCATGCATCTCCATTCTTGCTCGATCATCAGCGCATCCCTGTTTTCGCTTCTTTCTATAGTCAACGCGTTGATGCTTTGATCGAAGAGAGCGGGAAATCACTCCACTCTGGCGGTCCATTGGTCGCTAAAACACGCAACTGGTATTAAGGAGACCAAAAGATGGCTGGTTTTACAAACTTTGCTGAAGACCTAGTTCTCGACTGGCTGTTAACAACGGCAACAGCGACGCGTCCAACAGCATGGTATGTTGCGCTTTACACTGTTGCACCCGGCGAAAGCGGTGGTGGTACAGAAGTCAGTGGAACATCCTATGTCAGAACCGCAGTCTCGTTCAGCGTCACTGGAACGGCTCCAACAACAGCTGCAAACAGCGCAGCAGTTGAGTTCCCGACGGCAGGTGGCTCTTGGGGGACTGTTGTTGCAGCAGGTATTTTTGATGCGTCGACTGCAGGCAATCTTCTTGCATTCGCTGACCTCACTGCAAGCAAGGCAGTTTCGACCGGGGATGTGCTGCGCTTTAACACTGGCGCACTGACTGTCACTCTGGATTGATTAAATGGCACTCGGTCGCGCTTATGGTGATTATGGATATGGTGATGGTGTCTTTGGTCAAGAACTGATCATTGATGCCACATCAACCATTGCATCAACCAGTGGCGCAACCGCCAATGCCAGCATCGTGTATTCTGTCTCTGCGGCATCTTCTGCATCCAGCAGCATGGGTGCTGCAGCAACAGCAACATATAACGCTCAACTGACGGCAATCAGTGCATCGTCTGGTGGTGCTGCAGCAAACGACACTGAGATCGCTTCTGCAAACATGCAGGCTTCTAGCACTGCAACCGCAACGGCAACTCTTGTCAGAACGGCGCAGGCATCAATTGCTGCTCTTAGTGCTGCCAATGCAGATGGTGTCTTAATTGCTTCTGCAGCAGCAGCTATGCCGCAAACCAGCAGCGGGACTGCTTCTGGATATACTGTCCAGTTGATATTCAGCAACATTGTCGCATCATCAAATATGGTGGCTAACAATGTTTTGGTCATGCCAGTCTATGCATCCTCTGAAGCGTCAACAAATATGGCATCAAATGCAGTTTGCACATTTGCCGCGAACGCGTCAGTTGATGTATTATCTGGCGCAGTGGCTGATGATGTTCTTGTGATGTTCGTGTCGTCTGCAATAAACGTCACATCTGGCATGGGTGCAGTTGGTCGATATTTATGGGAAGTCGAAACAGTTTCTGCTGAAGATTGGACGGTTGACACTGTTCCTTCTCAAACGTGGACACCACAAACCGTTTCATCAGAAACTTGGACGCGGCAATAGGAGACCATTATGGCCGATACATTTACAACCAACCTAAACTTGACGAAGCCAGAAGTTGGCGCGTCTCGTGACACTTGGGGCGGCAAACTTAACACCGACATGGACACAATTGATGCGCTGTTCAATGCAGCAGGCAACGGAACATCGGTTGGATTAAACGTCGGCTCTGGGAAAACTCTGGCTGTTGCTGGCACTGCAAGCATCACTGGCATTTTGGTCATTCCAACATCGACAACCCCTGCCCAGACCACTGAAGGTTCAATGGTATGGGACAGCGATGATGATTTGCTGACGGTTGGAACTGGTGCTGCCAGAAAAACTCTTGTTAACACAGACAGCACCCAAACGCTGACAAACAAAACCATTGCGATTGGGAGCAACACATTTTCAGGGACTTTTGCTGCCGCAAACGGGGGAACTGGACTGGCATCCCCCGGAACAGCAGGCAACGTTTTAACATCTGACGGGACTGGGTGGTTGTCGTCTGCACCAGCAGCAGGTGGAACAACCATCCCTGCTGGAACGGTGATGTTGTTTGCTCAAACCGCTGCTCCTACGGGGTTCACTAAGGTCACAACTCACGACAACAAGGCACTCCGAGTTGTGTCTGGCACTGCTTCAAGCGGCGGTTCTGTTGCGTTTACCACTGCGTTCGCATCACAGACCCCTGCTGGTACGGTTGGTAGCACGACACTTACAACGGCACAAATGCCAGCTCATACTCATACAACAACCGCTTCAAATACATCCACAAATCCTGTGGGTGGCGGGTGTACTGGTGGACCACCCGGTTACGCGTCAACTGCAAGCGGGTCTACTGGCGGAGGCGGTTCGCATAACCACACGTTCACTGGAACAGCAATCAACCTTGCCGTTCAATATGTTGACATTATCCTTGCAACAAAGAACTGATCATGAAAATTGAAAACGGTAAATTCTGTCCGCTGATCAAAAAGGATTGCATGGGTTTGCAATGCTCATGGATGATCCAAGTGCGTGGAACAAATCCACAGACAGGCGTAGAAATTGATGAATGGGACTGTTCAATTAAGTGGCTCCCGATGCTTCTAATTGAAAACGCAAATCAGGTGCGACAGGGTGCTGCCGCAACAGAGAGTTTCCGCAACGAGATGGTTAAAGCAAATGAAGCAGCGTTTCACGCACTTCCACGGTTGCTGTCTCCAACAAACGACATGAGGTTGATCAATGCGACTGACAATCATTAAGCAGGACAATGCCGTATACATTGACGGTGTGGTTCGTGAGATCGATTGCTCCTCACTCGATGCGTCGTTTCACGCTTTGCAGTGGGATGAAACATCAGGAGAGATTGAGGCTTGCGATCCAGTGACTAAAAAACTGGTCCGCAATGATGTGATCGATTCAATTGCTCCATATCAGTCTTTCGTTGATGCGTGGAATGCTCAAGCTGCTGCTGAAGCTGAAGCTGCTGCCGCACTTGCTGCTTTGAACGCTCAGGCTGCTGCAAACGGAGGACCGACCGTTGTTGCAGAGTAAAACTTTTGCACTCGGAAAACTAAACGGAACAGTCTATGACTTTGAAAACGTCGGAGACGAACTTGAGCGTCATAACCATGGTGAAAGTGATGTTCATATCAGCATCGTTGCGCGTGGAAAATTAAAGATTTTCGGCGACGGGTGGGAGCAGGAAGCATCTGCTGGACGCGTTCTGGACTGGGATGTCGGTGTTTATCATGGGTTCATCGCTCTCGAGCCAAATACAAGACTTGTGAATATCATCAAAGGCTAATCATGGACACGCAGTCGATCATGAACCTTGCAGCAGGAACAGCAATTGCAGCGATTGGATGGTTCGCCAGACAATTGTGGGATGCTGTTGCAGAACTGCGCAAGGATGTGCACGAAATTGAAGTGGCTCTGCCAAGTCAGTATCTGCGCAAAGATGAACACACTGCAGCAATGCAGCGGATTGAAGATATGCTTCAGCGCATTTTCGACAAACTGGATGCAAAAATGGACAAGTGATTATGGCAAAAACACCAGCATGGACGCGCTCTGAAGGGAAAAACCCAAAAGGAGGATTGAATGCAAAAGGTCGCGCATCAGAAAAAGCTGATGGTCATAATCTCAAACCACCTTGGACACAAGACGCCAACCCAAGACGATCCAGATGTGTTTCTGCGAGGGGGAAAAGCGCCGGACCGGGGCAGGGTGCAAAGGGACAGAGAACAAG